ATTGGATCTCTTAAAGAGTGGTATATCTCTCTTGTCTGGACTTTTTGGGTTTGATGAAATAGAAAAGACTTTGGACAGTTTTTCATTTTCTGAAATATGGAATGGTTTCCTAGATGATGTTTACAAGTTTGTGAATACCATGTTCAACAATCCAATGGAACTGATTCAACCAGTTATTGATTTCTTCAAAGACTTTTTCAGTATCGAAAATCTGAAGAAACTTGTTGCAAGTGCACTTGACCCAATAGGTGCTGTAACAGATCTTTTTACTGATGATCGAAAACCAGGCGAAGTTAGAGTTACCGATTTCACTAGTGCCATAGATCCTGGCGCAGATGAAATTAATATTGAAAAACTAAATGAATCATTAAAAACCATGAGTGAGGATCAAATCAAAAAACTCAATAGTGAATTTGCAAGTTATGCTGATACTGAAGGAATTGAAAATCAAGAAGCTGTGATGGATGCAATCAAGGCTGCCTTGAAGGGGAGACAAAGACAAGCAGGTGGATTGATACCTTCAGCTGGAATATATGAACTTCATAAAGGTGAGTTAGTTATGGATCAATTGGCTGTAAGAGGATTTGAGAGGGCATTACAACTTGTTAATATGTCACAAGAAAATGCATTGGCAGGAATGGCAGGTGGTGGAACCCCTGTAATCATAAACAATACCAGTGTAGATAACAGCTCGTCAGTAAATTCTAGACAATCTGTAACTGTACCTCAACCTGTTAGATCTGGGGAGTCCACCAAAGCTGCATTTGATTTAGCGTATGGAGCCTAAGCTTCCTGAGCTAGTTTCTGAAAATAATCCATAGATTCATCTCCATCATCTGACTCAGCAGTCACACTCTCAACTGGTTTTGGTGGTGGAGTGTATGGTTCACCACCATCAAAAGGAACATCTGAAGACTTGTCCGTGGTTGTTCCAAGACCAAGAACACGATCCAGTTTGGCTTTCAAATCTTCATAAGATTTAAATTTATCTGGACTTACTAACTCTTTGAGAGAGTGTTCACTATTCCAAATTTCTTCCAAACGATCATCGTCATCAAGAAGAGCAGAGGGAGCTTCAAACTCTGACTTATCGTAATTGGAGTATCCTTCCACTTTACGAATCTTCATCTTGAAGTTTGCACCTGCCCAAAGATCAAATGGATTAACTGGTGACTCATCCTCAAACTCTGGATTCATCAAGTCGTTAATCTTATCAAAGATCTTTTTACCATAACGATACAGTTTTATCTGTCCCTCATTTTGAGGATTGGATGGATCTTTGATGATGTACACATTAGAGGTGTAATTCAAACGACGCTTCTGTTTACGGGCAATCTCTTTGTTTGCCTCGATACCAGAGTTCCAGAGTTGTGAGTTGTATTCACTCACAGGATCTTTTTGACCAAGAGTAGTCAAAGAGTTCTCAATGTACCAACCGCCTGGACCTTGGAAACCATGATTCCAAATACGAGCCCAAGGTAATTCTTCTCCATCTGGAGCCGGAAGAAAACGGACAACGGCATAACCATTACCTGACTTGTCCAACTCTGGACGCCAGTAACGATCATCTACCTCACCGAATGTATTTGGATTGGATATTTTCTCAGTCTCTTTGATTAGAGACGCGAGGTTGGATTTACTTCTTTGTTTCATATCTGCAAATGACATATTTTCCTTTCGTATAGCAGTGTATATTTGTTTAACAAAGTATAATAGTATTATAACATATATTCTGCAGTTGTCAACCTTTAGACAGGAAGACGTGCAGTCTTCGGAAGGAAGTTGAGTTCTTCAGCTTCTTCCCGAATCTTCTGCTTGAGCTTACCATTAATTAAGCCTCCAGCAGTCTCTGGTTCCATTCCATTTTGTTCACAATAGAATAGAACAGCATCCATGTAAGTCATACTCGTATCTTGTACGATACCCTCAATCTTTACATGAAATTCTTTAGCAGTTTGTGTTTGTAATGGCATCACTTACTCCATATTATTCTTAGATTTATAATCAGCTATCGCTGCTTTGATTGCATCCTCGGCGAGAACCGAACAATGAATCTTGACAGGTGGTAATGAAAGTTCCTCCACAATATCTACGTTACTAAGTTCCTCTGCCTCTGTTATAGATTTACCAGTAACCCAATCGGTGGCAAGAGAACTGGCAGCAATTGCGCTACCACACCCAAAAGTTTTAAACTTAGCATCAGTAATTTTTCCTCCATCATCAACCTTGATTTGGAGTTTCATTACGTCGCCGCATTCGGGAGCACCGACAAGACCAGTACCGACATCATCACTCCCAGAATCCAGACTCCCAACATTACGCGGTCTTTCATAGTGTTCTATTACCTTCTCTGAATATGCCATCTAACTTTGCATCCAAACAGGTTTATCAAACTCTGTAGGTTTGACGGAAAAACTTGTAGAACAACCACAAGTCGAAACTGCTTTTGGATTTTGAAATCGAGGGCCAGGTGCTGAAAGATCAGTTGACCACTCAATCTCAAGTCCGTCTATGACAATGTGACTTTTTCTGTCTGTTATTATTTTAACACCATTTGATTCAAATGTCAAGTCGCGCTTAGTAGGTTCATCAAACGATAGAACGTACTCATACCCTGCACAACCTCCACCCTTTACTGTCACTCGTAAAGGCACTTCTTCATTCAATTCTTCATCCTCTCTAATTCTTCTGAAATTCTTAGCTGCTCTTTCTGTAAGCTGAATCAAAAGTCTCCTCTAGTAACTGATTTAATCTTATCTATTTGTGAATTGAGAATATCAGTTCTATTTGGCCATCTAATCCATTCTCTTTTATCTCCATCTTTGGCCAAATTTTGTAGTAGTGGAAGAATCAAACCCTCTACTTCATTCATTCTTGTACTCCATTTGTCATTGAGTTCTTCTTTTCTATCAGCCATCTCATCACTTACGACTCTCATACTATCAGTGAGGCTTGCAATCTTCGATTCTATTTTTTCTAACTCAGGTTGAATACTCGCCGTGGCCGTGGTAACTACTTCCTTGGCCGTGTCTACTGTCTTTGTTTGTTGTGCCGCGTACTCATCGGCACTCACTGTGCTAAAACCAAAATCATTAAAATCAGACATTACCTTCTCCGTTTCCGTTTAGTGCTGCAGATTCTTTATCTTCAGCATCTTCCTTGTCCTTGAACCAGTAGTCCGTTGACTTTGCCAACACACCAACATAGGCACCGACAAGAATGTTAATTAAATCTCTATGTCCATCTTTGAGATCCGTAAAAAATAACAGGTATAACAAAACTAAAAAAGTTCCTGACACAATCAACGAAAGAGTGAACCTTGCAATCCAGTTCATCTTCTTTCGTGTTTCTATTCTTTCATACTTTAGAGCTTCCACTGGATTTTTCTCCCACAAGGCCTCTTCCGAGGCGTTAACCATTTCGACACTGGTATTTACCTTCCCATCGTCTTTTCTTTCTTCTCTAACTTTTTTAAGATTCTTTGGTATCTTGATGGCCATACTAGTCCTCATCCCATTGTAGCAGTTCTTGTACTCCCTGTTCCGCTAACATTAGTCTATTGTTCCAATGTTCGTCCTTAACATCGTCTTTGTTCTGCCCTGTATAACCAACTGCATGACCATTCTCACACATCCACTTATTTACATTTGTCCATCCATAATATTCATGGTCTTCTTCACCACAATGTACCCAAAGTTCTCCAAGGATTCTGCCAAACTTTCCTCTGGAATCTTCTTCAGGACATCTCAATTCAATATCAATATCATCTCTATCTGATTCTACAGCCCAATGTACCCATTCTTTTAATTTTTTCTTACTCAGTTTGCCGTAGACTTTCTCATTCTTATGTCTTGTTCTTGACTCTGGTGTATCAATCCCTAAGAGTCTGACACGGCTGTGAAACATCACATCAAACCCCAAATCAAATACACAATCTACTGTATCACCATCTACTACTTTTGTAACTGCCTTAATTCTATAGATAAATTCACAAGGTTCTTCCAATGCATATTCTGCCATTCAACTCCATTCAAAATTAAATTGTCCTGTTTCCCAAGACACTTTACATCGACCAGCCCCGTATGGTAAATCGTAATAGGCCCATTGTCTCCCATGTCTTGCCTCATATCTCTCTGGAACTAAGTACCAAGGCGGTTTGTCTCCCCTCTGAATGTCTTCTTCAAATCTTTGTCTTGTTACTAATACACGACTAGCAGTAGTAGGTTCGTTTTGTAATCCACCTGGCATATTTCCTTTCTGTTGCGGAGTGTGCTTCTGTTCCCAAGTGACACTCCCAACTCGGCTATCGGTTACGCTGCAAGAGCGTAATATTCCGATGCAGAAATATAATCGTTGTTATCTGCGATTATGTTTAGTTGGACTTTTTTACAACTGTACCTATGTTGGATACCTCCCCAACTGCCGTCACAATCAATCGAATTCCCTGACATCCCCATCATACGAGCACAATTTCAAGACCCCATATAAGTAAAATAGCAATTCCAAATAT